GCTGATACGTAGTCATAACCTCTCCTTCAATTGTGTCCGTGGTGGCCGTGTTTCCCGTGGTGGGTTTCTGGTTACGCTTTGCCATGGTGGTTCACCTCTTGGTGGCGTTGGTTTTGGCCTCACCCGTTGGCGTGGTCATGCGCCACCCGTGGAGTTTAGTCGCTTTGCGTGGCAATGTCAAGCATTGCGTGGTTATTGGTTCCGGGTGGTGCCCTATGGTGAGCGCATGGTGCCAAGGCGAGCTTTGGGATTATTGCGAGAATGGCCGCATCTCACCAGAAATATTCAGTCCTAAATGATAGGTGAGTATTACTTGCAATTAGTGGCTGGTGGTACTGGGTATTATTAACCGTTAACCCCACCCCCACCCTGGCGAGGCATGACCGGGGGTATGTGTGTGTGCGCGGTACTCATAAACGGTGCTTTCAGTTCACCGTGATTAAGAGTAACAAAACTGGAAACCGAAAAGGCAAAAGCGCAGAATATATCTGAGTAATTTGACGATTTGGGGAATAAAGCGCCCCCAGTCTGGGGGGACTGAGGGCTTAAGGAGGTGATGTGACGTGTGGTGCCGCACGCCAGAAGGAGTATACCATAAACGGAGTAGTCCCACTAAGCACTTGACAGATTTTGCGATTAGCCGGTAAGCGACGCTAGTCCATTCCGGTTCAGGTAGTACCCCTAACCTTCGGGTTATTCTTAGAAGGTCCACCGCCCTCGTTTATAAGGGGCCTACTCTACCTGACGCGCCCTCCCTATATGGAAAGGCCGGGGACAAAAGGCCGTCCCCGCACTGTCATGTTAGGCTACCATACCCCTGCTATTGTTGCAACAACTCGGTGTCCATAGTATTCTGTCCCAGTATGGCAACTAACAGTTGGCGTCCTTCCTGGCGTAATGGCAAGCAGCCCCGGCCTGATGTGATTCCCAATGAGGTCGAAAAGCCGCGCATGGCTAACAGCGTCAAAAGTAAGGACCTAGCCCAGCGGATACTGTTCTATACCCAGAACACTGACTTGCTTGTCAGGCGGCTAGTCGCTTTGTCCCAGGGGGAGATTGACGGCACCCGGCCCGCCGACCAAGTTAGGGCAATCGAGCTTTTACTCGATAGGGTATTTGGCAAGGCCCCGGCGGTTATAGACATCCAGGGCGAGATTACCCACAAGGCCATAAACGACTTCTCCGACGATGAATTGCGCGCCCTAGTGGATTTAAGAAACCGCATCATAGAAGGTGAGGTAACCCCCGTTGACGACGACCAAGACTGACGAAGCCCTAGCCCTTGAGGTAGGGGAAGCTGCGGCCTGCGCCCTAGCCCAGCGGTATTTTGACGACTTCTTAAGCTACGTCCAAGTACTGGAACCACCCCCAGGACGGGGCATTATTCCCTTTGAACGGTGGCCGCACCTAGTAGAAGTGTGCCAGCACCTTAAAAAAGAGAAGCTGATAGTATGGTTAAAATCACGACAGACCGGAGCTTCGTGGCTTTTGGCGGCCTATGCACTATGGACGGCGATGTATCGTACTGGAGCACTTGTCCTTTTGCTATCCCAGGGGGAGGAGGAATCCAAGATTCTCCTGTCGAAGAGCCGCTTTATCTTCGAGAGGCTGCCTTCGTCTTTGAAAACGCCGCTGGGGACAGATTCGAGACAAGAATTGACATTTCCCGGGATGGAATCGGGCATCAGGGCACTGCCCTCGACGGATAAAGCAGGCCGTTCCACCACCGCCTCACTGGTAATACTAGACGAAGCCGACTTCCACGAGCATTTAGAAGCCAACTACGCCGCTGTTAAGCCAACTGTTGACGACACAGGCGGTCAACTCATCATGGTTTCCACCGCGAACGCTTTTAACTCCCGTTCTATGTTCAAGAATGTGTACCGGGACTCCCCTGATAACGGCTTTAAGAAGCTGTTTTATTCGTGGAATGTGCGCCCGGGACGAGATAACCAGTGGTTTAATGACAGACAGAAGGAATATTCCGACGTATCGTTATTCGAGAAAGAATATCCGGCCACGGAATCAGAAGCGTTAAGCCCGCCCCGGACTATTTCAGCCTTCGACCACGATATACTGGCCTTAATGGCCCAAGATTGCCGCCAACCCATCAGGCAAATATCCGTCGGACCGGCACAGGCCAGCATCTGGCAAGACTACCACCCAGGCAAGCGTTACGTCGCAGGCACCGATACCTCCCACGGCACCGGAGGCGACTACGCCGTGACCGCCGTGCTAGATACCAGTACCGGCTACGTCGTGGCCGACATCCAGACCAACTTGATACCCCCAGACCAGTTGGCCCTAGCTTCTATGGAGCTATTAAAGCTGTACCACAACCCAGTATGGGGCGTGGAAGACAACGACTGGGGCGTACTTACTATATCTACTGCTAGGGAAGCTAGATACCCCCACCTTTACTACCGGGACGAAGACAAACCGGGCTGGCATACCGACGAACGCTCCCGCTACGTGCTGTGGGGTGAGATGATTGAGGCGATAGCTAGCAGATTGCTGATAATCGCCAACATGGACGGGTTGTCCCAGTTCTATACCGTTATTAGGAACCCCAAGAAGAACGGCAGGATAGAAGCCCAGGAAGGGGCGCACGACGATTATCCCCTTGCCGTGGGTATAGCCTGGCAGCTGCGCCGTTTTGCCCAAGCGTCAGGCAGGGATAAGTACGGCCCCAAAGAAGGTGGCTGGCAGCGCATACTGGGCAAGCGTAATAAGCCATCGAGGTGGTAATAATTGCCTTACGACGAAAGACCCACAGTTGAGTCAATACGCCAGCTGACTAAATACCTGCAAGACGTGTGGTCACGTACCCACATCAAATGGCAGGAAATTGACAGCTATTACCAGCAGAAGTACCAGTTATGGCCCGAGGGCCTTAACCGGCCTGAGTGGCTGAAACCGGCACGTTCCCGTTCTATCGTTGACCACGCCGTAGACCACCAACTGGCTTACGAGCCGATAGTGCACCGGTTCCCCGTGACCCAGACGGAGACTAGCGAACGCCGGGCCGACCAAGTGGAACCCGCCCTTAAAGCCATCTTGGACGAAGCGAGCCTCCACGAACCCACCCTCACCTGGAAGCAGGCGGGCAAGCACTTGCTGCTCTACGGCTACGCCGTGGTGGAAGACGGCTTAGACTCCATGATTATGAGTCAGCGGCGGGAGAAGCCGAAACGGGGGCGGAACGAACCCCAGGACGAGTACGACCGCCGCCTCCGGGTGCATAAAAACGCCATCAAAAGCATGATGCCCTTCCGCACCCGTGTGCCCCACCCGTCGCGGGTCCTACTTGACCCGATGGATAAGCAGCCCAGGATGGCGGTCAAGCACGCCTACAGACGTTCCATCGACTTGGAAGAGATAACCGGCGCGCGCATGTCTGGCAACCGTGCCAAACGGGGGGAAGTAACACCGTGGAAGGGAGGAGATAACCCCTTTGAACTGATAATGGTGGACGAGTTCTGGTCTGATTGCTGGCACGCTATGGTCGTTGACAGCGAGATGCTCTTCATAGAGAAGAATACCTGGGGGTTCCTTCCCTACGCCCACGCTTTCTCCGGCTATGGTCAGGAAGTAACCACAGTAGAAGAGTGCGACCCCAGCTACATGGCCGTGGGCATACTTGAGCCGGTGATGCCGTCTTTGAAAGCCCAAGCCCAGGCGGTGGCCGGTAGGCACAATGCCTTAATGGAAGCGACCTTTAACCCCACGGGCACCACTATGGACGCCTCCGAGCTAGAAGAACAGCTTTCCCGGGGCGACGTTATTGAGATGGGCAACCGGGGCGACGTTTGGAAGATGGAGATTCCCCAACTGCCCCGCTGGATGTTCGCATCAGAGGAATGGCTTGACCGGGATATCGAGCTTGGCACCTTTTCTCGTGCTTTGGCAGGAGTAAGGGAGCAAGGCGTCTCGACGGTGGGGCAGCAGGCTATCCTGACAACTGCGGCTGGCAGGAAGTTCGTAAGCCCCACCAAACAACTAGAGCATTTAGCCACTAAATCAGCTTCCCACATACTCCAGTGGATTGACGTGCTAGATATGAGCATCAGGGTACGAGGGCACCAAC